TGACAACTGATGAGTATAAGAAACAATACCTGGGTAAGAATCCTCATCTAAAAGGTCAAAGACCTAGGGTTGTCACAAAGCTGGTGAACTTAGTTGATGAGTATAAGGAAGCCACCTTGGATAAGCTGCCTACACCTATTAAGGTAAGCATCTTTGCTCTGGAAAAATTGATGGGTATTGGGTTCATTCTTAGTGATGCATTTATCAAAGACCAACACCTAACCACAAGAGAGGTACATGTGATAGAGATTTCAGCAAAAGCAGTTCAATTTGTGGTTGAGAGGATCTGCAAAAGTGTCAACCAGTTCTTTGAGAATGACACTGTGTCAAAGCCTGAGACAAAGAAGAAGTTTTATAAGGATCATTTGCAGGACTCAACCAACAAGTTTGGAAAGTTCATCTCCATAAACAAGTCTGCTGATGCTAGTAAGTGGTGCCAGAGAAACCATGTATCACAGTTCTTTTACGACCTATACTATTTCTGCCCTGAAGAGCTAAAATCTTTCATCTATTGCTTCTATTACATGTGGACCAAGAAGAGAATTGCAGTTAGTAGGGATCTAGTGATGAACTTGGACAGGAATAGGCACACTTATAGCACAAATGAAGATTACAAGTATATGAGGAGTGCTTTCCATGAGGGGCTGAACCCTTTCTTAGAGAAGAGAAGCTCATTCATAGAGACTCCCTTTGGCATGTGGCAAGGAATACCCCATGAAGCATCATGCCTGAAGCATAACCTTGATCAGACAGCTTGGAAAGCGCTAGCTGCTGCCTTCTTGAAGGTGAGACTCAAAGTGCCAGCATTGGTCACCATTGTGCAGGGGAGTGATGATTCTGGTGCTCTCATTTCAGTGGCTGATGCAAAACCCATCATCATTGTAGTTTTGTGTGGCTTATTATGGTGGAAGGACTCCCTTGCAGAATACTCTAGCATTTGGGGCAGTAAGGAGAAGTCATCAGTCGGAACAGTGGACTTGATTGAGTATAATTCAGACTGGTACTTTAATGGTAAGAACATTAAGCCAGTGTTCAGGTGCAACAGTGCTTGTCTAGAAACAGCTATGGTTGAGAAGGTCAGTGAGAGAGTTGAGATGTCATACAATGCCACGTCACAAAGTCTTGAAGCAGGAAGTTCCATCCTTCTCTGTGCAACCATACAGATACTTCAGAGCATCTTGCATTATAGGCTTCTGGGGATAGGCACATCTAGCTTATCACGCAGAGCTTGCCAGGATATAAAGGTGTCCAGGAATGTTTCCTTAGGATATTTCCCCTTGGAAGCTGACCAGATCTGTGGACTCACAGGGTTTGACTTCCAGTTATACCTACTATCTAAGCAGGGGGTGAAGGTCAACAACTGGGAGATGGAATTAAGGGATGAGGCTAGCTCATTTGTGTATGATGAAAAAGTTGACAAGGTGATGAGGGACTCTTTGGCTTCTTACACCATAAAGTTTACAAACCTCACCAATTACTTGCAAGTTCTAAAGCAGACAAAACTACCTCAGCTTGCGTCACTAATAAAGAAAGTAGAAATGAACCCTGAGTTGCTGTATGCCAACCTCAAGACTTGGGAGCAAGATGAACTCAAGATGGTCTTAATGCTTGACAATCCCAAGGTCAAGTCAAGTTTGAGTTCTCACCAGCCACTAGCAAGGATGATGGCATCTAGTGCTTATGTTTTAGGAACACCCTGTGTCTCAGGCAAGGATACAGAAGGAATGTGGGTTAAAAGGAGCCTATCTAGGTGGTTACAGCACTCATCATCATCAGGCAACATCAGGGCTCTTGATGACCAGACCAGCAAACCTTGGTTCTGCAATCAGGATCAGTACACCGAATTTGAGGGATTCCTAGAAAAGATGAAGGGGTCAATCTCTTACCAAACCGTTTCCATGAAAAGGTCTGCTAGAATAGAGATACTGGTATGGGGTAACAGAACACAGGTAGAGGTGCCTCTCCTTGACATAGTGAAGAGGCAATGGTTCAAGCTTAG